CCCGTGTAGGTGATGATGCCGGTTGCTAATTCAGCAGCAGTCAAAGTTGCTACGGCTGTTTTAGCTGTAGGAGTCACTTGCGTGACAATGTTAATTTCGTTGAGATTGCCATCGCCGAGTTGATAGCCACCTGCGCCATTAGGAAGTGCCATGATAGATTTCCTTAAAAAAGATTAGAAACGGGGGCATACGCCCCCATTTGTTTAGCCCCAGAGTCGAACGGCGGTAACCGGACGAATCGCTGCAAAACCGTACAGCACGTCAATACGGCAAGGCAGACGGTCGTTGTTAATATCGTACTGACGCACGATACGCAACGAAATACCGTTATGCACTTGGCGTGAAGCCATGTCAACACCCGTTGGCAAGATCAAGTCAGCAGTTGCAAGTGAAATTGCATCTTTGTGATAGATCAAGTTTTGTGGGTAACCTGTGGCTGAACCACCCAAGAACGTCAACACGGCGCTAGCGGCTGGGAACGAATTCACAGTAGCCAAGGCGTGATCAGGCGTATAAATTGGAGGCTGAACAGTCAAAGTTGCGGTGGTTGTTGACGAAACGTTAACATCAGCAGTCACGACAAACTGTTGCAACGAACCGGTTGATTGACGGGTTTGTGGGTTGACTGCAAACACGCTGCCGATTGTGAACACGTCACCAATCTTGAATGTGGGTGAGCCGCTTGAAAAGCTGATTGCCAAGGAAGTAGCACCTTGAGAAGCAACGGTAGTGGCCACGATTGGCAGAGTTGGAGTCACGCCAGTAGTGTGAACGCCAATGGATTGGCTCATGTTCATCTCGTCTAGACCCAAAATGCCTTCGCCCATCATGCCGCTCTTGAACTGCTTGCTGATGGTGCTAGTTGGGTTAAACAAACCTTTCATGCCTTCAACCAGACCGGCGTTGGCAGCGGGGTTAACCGTTGCGTAGCGCTGATCCATCGGCGTTGCGAACTCGTTAAGTTTCTGGTTAGCTTGGAGCAGAACCAAAGACGTGGCGGGAACGGTGCCTGGGGTGCCGACTGAGTTATAGATGTTCTTGAACACAGAAGCAACGTCTGCATCAACGCTAGAAGCCAACTGGCTTACGCGAGGCTTGAGAACACGTTCTGCGAAGTCATCTAACTGCATGGTCAATTCAGCAGAAGTGAAGTTCACGCCGATATGCTTTTGGCTTGAAACAGTCAAAGTTGTGAATTGCTCATTGTCGTCCTGAACTTGCAGGGCGGCGCCGTCGGTGACCAAAGCGCGGTCAGGTAAACGGATACGGAGGGTTGAACCAATCTTTGCGCCTTCGATGGCGAAAGAGTCGTCATATTGACGGTTGACGTTACGACTGAGTACCAGATTGTTCTCGAGGATTTCGAGAGATTTACGGGTAATCATGTCGATTGTAAGAATCGAGTTTGCCATGATAATTCCTAAAATAAGTTAGCGGTTTTTGGCTTCCCACTTTTTCACTTGGCGCTGACGTTCGGCTTCAATCCATTCTGACGTAGTCATCGACTTCACAGAGCGTGGGTCGGTAGTGTCATACGTCGGACTGCTTGAGCCTTTGCCTGAAACAGGTGAAATAGGTGCTGGCGCGTTAGTAGTGCGTTTGACCGGTGGATCAGCCATCAATTTGGCTTCAAGTTTACCGATCTCTTTGGCTTGCATGATAGGCGTCAATCGTGAAATACGCTCGGCTTCCTTTGGGTTAGATCCTAAGTGGTATGCCACTTCGGGGCCAATATCGGAGGCTTGGATCGTCTGAGCCATCACAGTAGTAATCGGAAGGTTTGGGTTGTAAGCGACTTGTTCAAAGTCATCATACTTGCCGCGAACTTCCTCTTCCTTATCGTGGTAAGCCTCAATAATTGTCGATTGCTCTTGTTGTTCCCGTTGCCTAGCGATTAATTCTTGGGCTTTCTGAGTGGCCAGTGCATCGGCATACTCTTCAACGCTTCCAAATTGATCGGCGGAGGGAGGAACAACCGGTGCAGCCGAAGGCTGACTACGTTGTGACTGCTCTCTTTCCCACTTTCGTTGCTCTCTTGCGAGTCGTTTACCAATGGCGGCATCAAGTTCCTCTTGCGAGAAGGTCTTGGGCGCTTCTTCCGGCGTTTGTACTTCAGAGATTGGGGCTACCGTAGCTTCCAATTCCGGCGCGGGTACTTCCGCTGAACTTACTTCTTCTGACATTTTTAACTCCGAGGAGTCCTGATGGATCGCACCAGTACGATAATTGTATTACTTAGTGTTCGGTATAGCAATATTATTTAGAAAATGCTTGACCTTCAGCGTTAATAATCCGTTGCGGCCAATATCTTAAAGTGCTAATTATGCCATTTAGATAAATATTAGCTGGGGAAACACCAAACTGTAATTGGGTAGGCGTAGGTAATGTCACGGTAGTTACAGTTGATTGAACAGTACCATTTGCATAAGAAACAGAATTATTTGTTTTATACGAAAGACCTATGTTAACAATTGTATTTGCAGACGTTACACCTAACGGAGTTTGATTAACTTGTGTAACACTTCCGGTAACAATATTTGCGCCCAAAGAGCCAGCAGCTCTAAAAAAGAAACTCATATAATTTGTTAAAGTAGTATCGCTAACGCTTATTATGGTTGTCCCACCTACTGATGCTTGCCTAGAAAGTACCGTTGAAGCCAAAAAAGCACCCTCGCTAGCGTTATACCAGCTACTAAAATTAGTGCCTGTCATTACCGCTACATCAGCATTGCGGGTAACAGCAGCACTTGTTGTAGGAATGTAGCTAGTTGCAAATGCTCCAGCTTCTAATTGTGCGCCGTATGCAAAAATTGCTTCAGGCGAGCTAAATGAACCACCTCCACCAATATATATTTTGCAAGAAACGCCAGTAGAAGTAAAAGGAAATGTAAACCTTTGCCAACTTGTTGTGACAGTTATAGGCAAAGCAACAAAAGAGCCTAATCCATTTAAATCAACATACAAGCTAATGCTTGTAGTCGTTGCGGCTCTTAAATAAACAGAATATACATACGCCGTTGCAGTTGTTACAGCCATTGTTTGAAATATGGCGCAATCAGCCGCAGCAGCAGTCAAAAGACTTGCGTTAGACGTACCATCTGGCGAAACCGCTGCATTAGCCGTTACGGTTACAGATGTATTTGACCAAGTTATTGTAGAAAAATTATTTGAGTCTAAAGCAATATTTGTTCTAGCTTCTTCAATCAATAATCCTTTACAAACAAGCGTAGTCGAATCGTAATCAAATCTAGGCAAATTAGCGTTGATTGGCGCAATGAAGCCACTAGAATTAACAACAGTCGCAGTATTGCCAGAGCGAGTGAACGTCACACGACTATCTAAACTAGCCGTTGTAAAATCCAACGCCATGCTTGGCAACACTCGTTCTGTAGCTGTAAGCGCAAATGATGGTGTTATCACAACATAACTCCACTAACAAGATTAGTTCCCGTTAAACCAGTTACGGTAATGGAAACTGAATTGATGCTTAATTTATTTGCGCTGCCGCCAGTCAAAACTGTTGGGTTAATAAGTGTGCAATTTACTTCGTTATATGTATTGGTCGCGCCTACTAGCTGAACCCCTAAAGTAGCTAATGCTGCTGCGCCATATAAATTAGGTGCAATATAGTTATGTGTACAGTTAGACAAAAGTTGTACTGCTGCCAAAATGGCTTTGCTGTAATTTTTAACTAAAGGTCGAATGTCGCAATTATCACTATCAATTAAACTTACTGCTTGAACAGAACACTCTAAAATCTGAGCGTTGTCAACAATTACGCCGTCTGAATTATCAATTGCAATTGCATTTGCGGTTGTTGCGTTTGCCATCACAAATTGCCCTGCTTGAATTGTTACCGCACCTAAACAATCATTAACATAAACACCAAATTGTGCAGTTGCACTTGCGCCATAATAGCCGCTGTTGATTATCGCAGAACCAAACCTGTTGATGTTGTTGAAGTAAATACCCCAAGTGCCAAACTGGTCGTTAACAGGGTTTCTAATCATTAAATCTAAATTTGAACCAAGATTTGATGTACTTGCATCGCCTTCAACAATAATACCCACGTTGCAAGTTACCGTTTCAGGGGATTCTAAAAACGTGTCAGAAAAACCACCGTTAATATAAAAGCCTGCGCTGTTATTTGTTTGGAGAGCAGTAATATTGCAACCTGCTG